AGCTGAAGCAAAGAGTAAGGACTTATTTGTCGCAGGTTGGCGACCCGCTGTGGGTTGGACTTGTTGCCTTGGAATGGCGGGTAACTTCCTTGTTATTCCGATGGCAAACTTTGCGCTTGCTTTATCCGGTTCTACAATCGTTATTCCCCTTATAGATTTGTCAACCATGTTGCCTGTCCTTATGGGTATGCTTGGGTTAGGTGGTTTACGTACATACGAAAAGACAAAGGGGGTTAAGTAATGTCATCAAGATATGACCCATTCGGCGCACAAGACATGAGAGGCGCTAGTCAAGGCGGGAGGTCTCGTACTCATCAAGGAGGAGGTAGAAGTACTCAAACCCCTCGATACACACCCACTGTAAATCGCATGGGTGGTGGTACTAGCACGTACGTACAAAGTGATTACGGTACTCTAGGAGGAGCTTCAGCAGAAGACGTAGGGTCTTTTGGAAGCTCAGTAGGACGACAAGGTGCTTTGAATACAGGACTTGTTGACCAGTATGACCCTGAAAGATTACGTGCAGAATCACAGGAAGCAACTTTTGGAGACAGCGTAAATTTAGACTGGGAAACTACTCAACGAGAAATGTTTGGGGATGCTCCCTTAGCTGAAGACTTTACGGAAGAAGAGTACGGCATGGGCGCAGGAAGTGCCTATAGAGCCGCAGTAGATGAGTACGCTCCGGTAGAAGACTACATTCAAGGAGGAAAGATAGTAAACACAGCGGCAGATTACTTCGGAACGTCAACAGAAGAAGTACTGCCTAGAGTTTTAGCGAGTGTGTATGATGTAGACAATCTTAATAACATTAATACTTACTTAACAAAAGAACGTACCGACACGTTTAACAATCAGCTTTTAAAGGCAGGTTATACGCAGGAAGAAGTAGATAACTTTAACTTAGTTGCTGACTTAGATGTTAATCAGTTTGTAGACGAAACAGGAACTGTAGACACACAGGCTTATGGGGCGGCACAGCGTAATGCTTTTAATGACGCGGCAACAAAGTTTATTGATTTATATGACACTAAGCAAACCGAAAAGTTTAGCAATGAAATTGACACTCTTTCTACTTTAAAAGAAACAGACCCTCAAGCCTTTATCAGAGAGTACTATAATTCTGACTCAGGCACACGTAATCGTTTTCTTTATGATAGCTACTCTAAAGGCGATATAAGTGAAGACAAGTTTAAGCAAGGTGTTGTTGAAAGTCTAGCTCGTGATGGTAAACAGATTATTCAGTTTGAAGGTGAGTACTACTACTACGAACCTCCTGAAGGAAGTGATTTAACAAGCTATTCCCCTGACGGCACTGAGCAGTTCTTTAAGGTAAACTTCACGCCTGAGCAGTTTGAAAACAACCCACCTAGAATGTCAATGGGTCGTGGTCTGTTTAAGGACACAGACGGTAGTACTGTCTACACAGGTACTGACGCTTTAGGGCAGTTACAGGGTATTGGCGGCTATACAAACTTTACTCTTGACGAGGAAGCGGAAGCTAGGCACGGAGATGTTTCTTACTTAGACGTAGGTATTGGTTCTCAAGGCGAAGCGTATAACCCTTTACCTAGTAAGGCAGAAGCCATTGCTAAGACAGCCGTACGTGTTGGAGTAGGGGTTTTAACAGGAGGTATGTCCGAAGCGGCTATTGTTGCAGGTAAAGCGGCAACAGGTCAGACGTTACACGGTGAAGACTATGCTACGCTTGCTACTTTTGGGTTAGGACAAGCAGGCTTAATATCGCCACCTACAAGCGCTAATCCAGAAGGTGTGGGTTTAGGTTCTTTAACTTATAATCAAACAACTGGAGTAATCAATGCTGTAGGCTCAGGAAACCCTACTTCCTTTATTGTTAAAGAGTTTGTTACGCCTTATGTTGAAGACGCTATAAAAGTAAGTTTCGGTGGAGCGGCGGATGATTGGCAAGCGTATTGGGACACAGTACCTACCGACATTAAAGCAGGTTTAAACGAAGCCGCCCACGAAATGATGCAAGGTTCTTCGTTTGAAAAGGCGGCAGGTGATGGGGTCATAGCTTGGGCAGAAGCCTCTGGTAACATAGACAAGATAGAAGAAGCTCTAAGTAAAGCAGGGTCTACGTTTGATGATGAAGTACTACAAAAAATTAAAGAGCAGACTCAAGAGGCTTTAGCACCTGTTGCCGCTTTATTTGATATTGACACGCCTGAAGGTATCAAAGCTATTGAGGATATAGCCAAAGATATAGGCTCAGACATAGCAGACGCGGCAGAGCCTCTTAAAGAACCTTTACAGGACGTTGGAAGGTTTATTGATGATAACCTATTACAACCCGCTAAAGACTCTTTACTGACAAGAGGAGGCGCTCTAGTGGCACAGCCGTCAGGTACACGTACTACGGACAGTTTGTTTAGCTCAGAGTTGTTTAAGTTCTCTCCTGTTGAGTTTACGGACGTAGGACGTACACAGCCAAGACAAGCACCACAAGAAGTAGTAGAAGATATAGACAGTAACCCCTTTGCAAGTGACTTTGATAACAGGAACCTATTTGGATGAATTATTTAAATGCAATAAACAGAGTACTACGTAGGTTACGTGAGGACGAAGTAGCTTCCGTTACGTCCACTTCCTACGCCAAGCTAGTAGGAGACTACGTTAATGACGCTGTACGTCTCGTAGAGGACTCATGGGATTGGTCAGTACTGCGTAAGGAAATAGCTGTAGACACTGTAGCAGACCAACGTGAGTACAACCTTAGTGGTGTGTCACAGATGTTTAAAACATTGTCAGTAGCTAACCAGACACAGAAGTGTTTTGTAGACGCAGGCACTGAGGCAGGCTTACAGGAAGACAAGTTTGTCAACACAGCTAATGCCTCTGTCCCTAGCAACTATGTGTACACAGGCTACGTAGAGAACGTAGGTGGTATGGGTGTAGCTTTCTATCCTGTACCGGACAAAGTGTACAACTTAAAGTTTAATGTTGTTGACAGGTCAGAAGAGCTAACAGAAGCAACTGACAATATCGTTGTTCCTTACCTACCAGTGATTCAGTTTGCTACAGCTATGGCGGCGGAAGAACGTGGTGAGACTGGCGGTGCTTCTGCTCAGTCTTTGTATGCCTTGGCTAAGTCTAGTTTGGCTGATGCTATCTCTATGGACGCGGCTCGCTTCCCTACAGAAACTATATGGTATGACGTATGAGTAAACAACTACAACCCTTATCAGTTGCGGCTCCCGGCTTCTTTGGTTTGAATACACAGGACTCCCCTGTCGGTATGTCAGCCAACTTTGCCAAGCAAGCCGACAACTGTGTGATAGACAAACAGGGTCGTATTGCCGCCAGACAGGGACACACACAGGTCTCTACAGATACTGGTAGCTTAGGCTCTAATCCTATTGAAACTATTTATGAGTTTGTAGACTATGACGGCACTAAGACTGTAGTGTCCGCAGGTAACAACAAACTGTTTACAGGGACAACAACACTAACAGACGCTACACCAAGCGGTTACACCCCTACAGCTAATCACTGGCAAGGAGCTACACTTGCAGGTCATGTTTATTTGTTTCAAAAGAATCATTTACCGCTTGTAGGACACGACCATGATGGTGGAGGTTTTGTACTAGAGACTATTGCAGGACACGAACACGCAAGTGGAACACCTCCATCAGCTAACGCAGTCCTTGCGGCTTTTGGTCGTCTATGGGCGGCTGACATCGTAGGCGATACACACACAGTCTACTGGTCGGACGACATAGCGTCAAGCGACCACGGCGGACATCAATGGACTGGCGGCACTTCAGGTTCTATTGACATTAGTGGTGTATGGAAGGCTGACGACATTGTGGCCTTGGCTGAGTTCAATGGTCGGTTGGTTATCTTTGGTAAGCGTCAGGTTGTTATGTACAACGGTGCGGCTTCTCCGTCATCCACAATGGCTTTTGAGGACATCATAGACATTGGTTGTATCGCTAGAGACTCCGTACAGCAGACAGGGGACGACTTAATCTTTTTGTCTGACCGTGGTGTTATGTCGCTAGGTCGTTTGATTCAGGAGAAGTCACAGCCACTACGTGACATTAGTAAGAATGTACGTTCTGACCTTATGGGAGATGTACCCTCAGACACCACAGGTGTTAAGTCTGTGTACAGTCCTGAGAATGCCTTTTACTTATTGTCCTTACCCGCTGTTAATAAAGTCTATGTGTTTGACCTACGAGGTTCTTTAGAGGACGGTTCGTACCGAGCAACCAAATGGACAGCAATAGCCCTTACAGCCTTTTCTAGGCTTTCTGGCGGTACCCTATACATGGGTAAGGATACACTAGGTATCGTCCAGTACGGAAGCTATCAGGACGCAGGAAACAGCTATCGTATGAACTACTATAGCAATGAGCAAGACTTTGGCGCTCCTTCTAGCGAGAAGTTCCTGAAAAAGATGCGTATTACTGTTATTGGTGGTGCGTTGTCTACAGCAGTACTAAAGTGGGGTTATGACTACGAAGACAGTTACTCTCAGGAAACATTTACATTTGGTTCTGACGTTATAGGGCAGTTTGGTATAAGTGAGTTTGGTTCGCAGGACACAACCCCTGACCCAGACCGTGTTCCTCCTTCACCGCCTGACTACGACTTTCAGATTGCTGAATACAACTCAGGTGTTACAATTAACAGACCTTCAGTAAACGCAAGCGGCTCAGGCACTACTATATCTTTTGGTGTTGAAGCAGTAATTAACAACAGTAACTTTTCCATTCAAAAAATTGACATACTAGCTCTAATCGGGAGACTGCTCTAATGAGTAATTACGTATATACAACTAACTATCTTGCTAAGGATTCGCTACCTTCTGGTGACTCAGGTAAGATTATTAAAGGTGCTGACTTTGATAACGACTTTACTGCTATTCAGTCAGCTATCTCTTCTAAGCTAAATAAAGACGGTGGTGTCGTTACAGGCAACATGACGTTTAACGACAATGTAAAGGCTCAGTTTGGTAATGGTAACGATTTAAGTGTCTACCATACAGGTGCAAACTCATACATTGATGACACAGGTACTGGTGGTTTAGTTATTACAGGTGCTACTACTTTGACACTAATGCAAGCAAGGGAAGGAGCTAACGCAGATAAATACCTAGAGTGTACTGCAAACGAGGCTGTAGACCTTTACTACAACAATGGTAAGAAACTAGAGACAACTAACACAGGAGTTACTGTGACAGGAGAGCTTGTGGCAACAACCATTAACGGAGGTACGTTCTAATGAGCAACGGTTTATTTAATACGGGACGTAGCCTATTAGACACAGCAGGGCAGTACTACT